GGCGCCTTATGGCGCCCGCCGGTCCCCGTTCAGCGCACCCCTTCGGAAGACACCATGACCCCCGCCCCCATCGCCTGGTCGCACGCCGCCGCCGAGATCGACCACCGCTGCGATGTCGACGCCGCCATGCTCGCGCGCGCGCTCCGCGCCCTCGGCCTGGTGCGGGAATTCCAGGTGCCGCGCGGCGCCATCGCCGCCTGGCCGCCGGCCTACCAGCGCCTAACGCCCTGGCGGGCGCGCTACATGTCCTGCGGCAGTCTGCACGCCCGCGGCTGGCGCCAGCGCGAATGGCAGGACATGCCCGCCGCGGAGGCGCGCATGGACGCGCAGGACCAGCGCCAGCGCGACATCATCGCCGACCAGAACCGACGCCTGCGCGATGCGGCGGTGTTCGTGCTCTCCCGCGTCAGCATCGAGGAACGCGACGCGCGGCGCGGCGCGCAGGATGCCGCCCTGGGGGGCCATGATTCCGCGCTGGCCGAATGGTTCGCCACGCCGGCCTCGCGCCGCGGCGCGCGGCCGGTGCTGGCGGGTGATTCCGCGCCGCCGCGCGACCTGGTGTTCCTGCAGATCGATGGCTTCGCGTGGCGCGACCGCGCGGGCACGGCGTTCGGGGATGGCCTTGCGTCGCTGGCGGATTTCGTGTGGCAGGCCGGGCGCGGCCGCGCGATCGCGCGCCTGGCGCGCGTGGTCGGTGTGGAGCTGTTGAGCGTGCGGGACCTCGACCGCCGCGTGCAGGAGGCGCAGGCCCGTGCCGCAGCCTAGCATGTCCGACCCCTTCGAAGACCTGGAACGCGCCGCCGAACGCGACCCCAAGGTGGTGAAGCTGCGCAAGCGCGCGCAGGGCGATGGGGGCGAACCGCCGCCGGAGGAACCGCCGGCGGACCTTGAATGGAAGGACGCGCCGTTCGAATGCCTGGGCGTGAGCGGCGACACCTGGTGGTTCCGGGATGGGTATTCGCAGATCATCGGCGTGAATGCCGGCAGGCTGGCGCAGCGCGGGCCGCTGAACGTGCTGCTGGCCGGGGACCGCACCGGCTGGGCATCGCATCACTTCCCGGAATTCGACAAGGAAGGGGCGCGCACGGGGGACTACTCGCCGCGCAAGGTCCACAAGGCGATCGCGGCGCAGATGCAGGTTGTGGGGCTGTTCGACCCGACCATGCCGCGGCGCGGGCCTGGCGTGTGGGTGCATGGCGCCGCGCCGGTGGTGCATTGCGGGGATGCGGTGCTGTTCGCCGATGGCCCGCGCAGCCCGTCCTTCATACGCGACGGCGTGGCGTATGTCGGCGCGCGCGGCATCCCCAAGCCCCATGACGGCGCGGCCGATCGCGCGGCACCGCCTGCGCCCGACCTGGCCGATGAGGTCGAGCGCCTGTTCCTGCGCTGGAACTGGAACGCCCCGCATTCCGAACGGATGCTGCTGGGCTGGTGGACCATCGCGAACCTGGGCGCGCTGGCGCCGATGCGCCCGCTGGCGATGGTCGATGGGCAGGAAGGCGGCGGCAAGTCGACGCTGCTGGAATGCATCGCCGCGCTGTGCCCGGCCGGCGAACTGACCAACGACACCACCGAGGCCGGGCTGCGCCAGCGCATGAACCAGCGCGCCGCGCCCATGGTGCTGGATGAATTCGAAGGCGAGGAGCTGGTGCGCGTGCTGGCCCTGCTGCGCCGGATCGTGACCGGGGAGGGGTCGCGGTCCTTCCGTGGGCAGGGCAGTCAGCAGGCCATCGTGACGGAAGTGGTGGGCACCGCCATCATGGGCGCGATCGGCGCGCCGGTGGCGAATGCGGCCGAGGCCACGCGCATGCTCCGGCTGATGCTCTGGCCCCGCGCCCCCCATGTGGCGGCGCTGAATCGCGCCGAGCATGTCGCCTGGTGCCGGGACAATGCCTCGGCCTTGTGGGGCCGCGCCATCGCGTCCTGGCCACGGATCCAGCACAACGCCGGCGTGATGCGTGGCGTGCTCGACAAGGCGGGCTGTTCGCCGCGGTACATGGACATGCTGGGCTGGCTGGTCGGCGCGCGGGAGGCGATGGTCTCCGACGTGCCGCTGACGGATGCGACCGCTGAGGAAGCGCTGAATTGGGCGTGGTCCTGGGTGGTGACCGAGGCCGAGCAATCCGAGGACACGACGGCCGCGCGATGCCTGCAGCACCTGATGGCGTTCCCGGTGCAGCTCGCGCCCTCGCACAACGAGACGGTGGCGGTGCTGCTTGCCCGCGCCATGCGCGAACCGGATAGCCCGGCGGCGCGGACGCTGCTCGAGATCGGGCTGCGGATCGGTGGGCTGCCCATCGAAAATGGCAAGACAGGTCGCGGGCTGTACGTAGCCAGCGGGCGCCGGCCCGGCCTGTCGCGGCTGTTTAACGGCACGGAATGGCAGGGCGGGCGGTGGGGCACCGTGCTCGCCCAGCTGCGCACCCGCATCGGGGAAAAGGAATACCGGGCCGCGGCGGTGCGGTCGCGTGTGCGCTTCACGGGGGAGAATGACAGGGCGCAGGCGGTCTGGCTGGCGCCTGAGCTGCTGCCCGGCCACGGGCACGATGCGGGGGAGGACGGGGAAGTGTCCCGGTAAGTGTACCGCATCGCCCGGATTTGTCCCGCTGTTACAGGCTAAGTGCTTGGCGGGATTGGATGCGGGACATGCGGGACACCGGGACAGTCAGGTCCCTCATGTGTGCGCAGGCGCGCACGACGCATGGGGAATGCTGTGTCCCGCATGTCCCGTATGTCCCGCATCTAATTATATCAAGAGGTTAGAGGTTAGGTAGCGGGACACTTGGTCGGTCAGCGGGACAAACAGCGGGACACATGGAGGCGGCGGCGATGGATGGGGATGATGTGATGCGCAAGATCGTGCTGGATGACGGGCCTCAGCCCTACTGCACGACCGACACCGCAGCGCGTGAGGCGGTCTCGGCCGCGCATGCGGCGCGCATGGCGCGCCAGGCTGGGCGTATGGCGCGGCTGGCTGAGGACCACCTGTCCGCGCATCCGCAGGTGCCGCGCTTCCGCCCGCTACAGCGCGACCTGCTGGTGGTGCTGCTGAACGACGGCGCGCTGCACCGGCACCAGCTGGCGGCGGGGCAGGAGATCGCCCGGGTGTTCATGGCATGGACGGCGGGCGTGGGTGCGCGTGTCTCGGCGGCCTATGGCGAGCGCACTGACCGCAGCCCCGAGCCCGACCTGCCCGAGGCGCTTCGCATCGCGAGCAGCAATCGCTACCGGCCGTGGCGTGAATGGGCGGGTGGCGTCGCTGTGAACGCCCGCAAGTCCCTGGCCGATCTGACGCTGCTGGTGTGCGTCGATGGCATGGGGCAGCGTCAGGTGGCGGACGCGATCGGCATGGACCAGCGCACCGTCGTCCGTCGCTTGCAGGTCAGCCTGCACTGGTATGCCCGCAACGCTGGTTGGCTGGCCGAACGAGAGGCTTGACGGTCGCCACGTTTCGCGTGCACACATAGGCATCGTCGCAAGTCGCGCCCGGTCGGAACCCTCCGCCGGGCGCGTCTGATTCCAGCCCCTAGCGCTAGGGCTGAAAGCCGCCTCGACCTAGGGCTTGTGGGTCCTCCCTGGCCCCTAAGACATGCGGGAGGCTAACGCGCCTGAGTTTTTTAGTGAGTAGGTTGCGCGAATCGGTGCAACCGCGACTCGCGTTGCGCACCCCTGCAACCGGAGCATTCCGCCATGCCGCGGCTGACGATCACCGAGATCGCGGCGGCCGTCGGCGTACACAAGTCCACGGTGTCGCGGCAGGTGCGGGCGCGCGGCATCGTCGGCGCCGACGGCAAGGTCGACCTGGAGGAATACAAGCAGCTCCGCGAAGGGCTGGATCCGGGCATGCAGACCACAAGCCGCGAGGCGGCCACCGTTCTGCCGCGCCAGGTGCTGGCCGATGCGCGGAACCGGAAGATCGAAGCGGAGGCCGCGACGAAGGAACTGGCGCTGGCGAAGCTGCGAGGCGAGCTGATCGACACCCGATCCGTCGACGCCGCCGGCGCCATGGTGTTCGGCCGTGCCATTGCGGCCTTTCTCGATATGTGGTCGCCGCTGTCGGTGCGCCTGGCGCAGATGACCGACCCAGGCGCCATCGCCGAAGCCGGCACGGCCGCTACGAAGCAGGTGATGGCCCGCCTTCACCAGGAGTTCATGGATGATGCCGCCCGACGCGCCGCCGAGGCAGGCTGAAGCCGAGGCCATACTGCTGCGCGCGCTCGCGCGAGTGGTCGACGTGCCGCCGCCGCGCGACGTGGCCGAATGGGCCGACGCCGAGCGCGTGGTCGCCGCCGAGACCGGCAGCCCCTGGCCCGGCCGCTGGTCGACCGACCGCGTGCCCTACCTGCGCGAGATCATGCTGGTGATGACGCTGGCCCACCCGTGCCGACGCGTGACGCTGCTGAAGTCCGCGCAGATCGGCGCGAGCGAGGCCGCGCTGAACCTGATCGGCCAGGTGATGGCCGAGACGCCGGCGCCGGTGCTGGTGATGCTGCCCAGCATCGACATGATGCTCGGCTACAATCGGCTGAAGCTGGACCCGATGATCCAGACGACGCCGGCCCTGGCGCGTCGCGTGCAGGACGTGGTGTCGCGCGACGAAGCGAACAGCACGGTCACCTTCAAGCGCTTCCCGGGCGGATACCTGCAGCTGCTCACCGCCAACAGCGGCGCGAACCTGCAGATGCGGTCGGGCCGGGTGCTGGTGCAGGAGGAAATCTCCTCCTACCCGGCCGACACGGACGGGCGCGGGTCGCCGATCGCGCAGCTCGAGGCCCGGGCCATTGCCTATAGCGGGCGGGAGAAGATCCTCGAGGTCAGCACCCCCGGGGAGGAACTGGCCGGCAGCTCGCACGGGTGCCGCATCACGCGGTCCTACGAACGGTCTTCCCAGGGCCGGCTGCTGGTGCCGTGCCCACACTGCGGCCACCGGCAGCCGCTGGACTGGGAAAGCCTGCGCTGGACGAAGGGCAAGCCCGAGACCGCGCAGTACCACTGCACGGGCTGCGGCACGGGCATCGAGCACAAGCACAAGGCGGCCATCATCGCGGCCGGCGAGTGGGTGCACGAATTCCCCGACCGGCTGGACCGGCACGCGGGCTATGCCATCAATTCGCTGTATTCGCCCATGCTGTCCTGGGCTGCGGTGGTCGAGAAATTCGAGGCCGCCGAAGGTGACCTGCAGGAGCTGAAGTCCTTCACCCAGCAGTACCTCGGGCGGGCCTGGCGCGAGGTGGGGGACGCGCCGGACTGGCAGCGGATCTATGACCGCCGCGAGAGCTGGCCGGCCGGCACGGTGCCAGCGGGCGCGGTGCTGCTGACCGCGGGTGTGGACGTGCAGCGCAGCTACCTGGTGGCGCATGTGTGGGGCTGGGGGCGGAACCGGGAAAGCTGGCACATCGATGCCATCACCATCCCGGGCGACCCGTTCCAGTGGCGTACCTGGGAGGCGCTGGCGGCGGTGCTGGACGCGACATACCCGCACGCGAAGGGCGGCGCGCTGCCCATCCAGCTGGCGGCGGTGGACAGCGGCGACGGTGTAACCACCGCCGAGGTCTATGCCTTCGTCCGCAAGATGGGCCGGCGCGTGATCGCCATCAAAGGCCGGGACGAACTGCCGCAGGCCATCAGCGCCGGCGGCAAGGCGGACGTGAAGCGCAACGGCAAGAAGGTGGGCACGCTGAAGCCGTGGAACGTGGGGTCGTCCTACCTGAAGGGCGAATTCTACGGGCAGCTGCGGCTCGACCGCCCCACCGCCGAAAGCGGCGAGGGCTTCCCGCGCGGCTACGTGCACCTGTCCGACACGGTGGCCGGCGAGGAAACCTGCAAGCAGCTGACGGCCGAGGCGCTGCGCCAGGTGCGCAAGCGCAACGGGCAGGTCGGGCGCCAATGGGTGAAGACCCGCGCGAACGAAGCGCTGGACTGCCGGAACTACGCCCGCGCCGCGGCGACGCTGCTGGGCATCGATCGCTGGCCGGATGCGCGCTGGGCGGAACACGAAGCGGCGGCGGCCACGCCCGCACGGGCGCACCGCCCGCCCGCGCAGCTCGGCCTAGCGGTGCCTGAACCCGAGGCCGAGGACGAAGCGCTGCCGGATGATGCCGAGGACTCCGCCGCAGATGACACGCCCGCGCCTGCGCCGCCCCCAGCACGCCCGGCAGTGGCGGCGCCCGCGAAGGCGCCGAAGATGGGGCGGTGGTGGAAGCCTGCGCCTGCCCATGCCGGACGGTTCGCCCGGCCCTTCTGACCACGGAGACACCGCATGCCCATCGCGTCCGCCCCGCTGACGCGGGCCGTGGCCGGCGACACCTGGACCTGGCTGTGGTCCAGCGCCGACTATCCGGCCTCGGCCGGGTGGGTGGTGGCCTGGCGCATGGTCGGCCCGGGCGTGACGCTGGACATCACCACGGCCGCGTCGGGCGATGCGCACCTGGCGACCGCCAGCGCCGCCACCACGGTTGGGCTGACCGTGCCCGTGGGCGGGCTGCCGTGCACCCTGCTGGGCTGGGCCGCGCTGTCGGGCGAGCGATTCGAGATCTACCGCGCGCCCATCGCCGTGCTGCCGAACCCGGCGACGATTACCGGGGACCTGCGCGGCCATGCGGCGCGCACGCTGGCGGCGATTGAGGCGATGCTCGAGAACCGCGCTACGAAGGACCAGCAGTCCTACAAGATCGGCGAGCGCGAGCTGTCGCGCATCCCGGTGCAGGAATTGCTGTCGCTGCGGGACTACTACCGCGCCGAGGCGAAGCGGGAGGATGAGGCCGCGGGCCTTGCCTCCGGCCGGCCGCGCACGCGCCTGGTCGTCACGCGCATGGCGAGGGCCTGACCCGTGGGCATCCGCAGCTGGTGGAAGGGCCTGCGCGCGCCCGCGCCGCCGCCGATGGTGCGCGGCGTGGGGGCGCAGGCCACATGGTCGGCGCAGCGCGCCAGCGGCTGGCTGGCGGCGCAGCCCTCGCGCCTGCTGGCGGACCTGCCGGGCGGTTACGCGGCGGCGCCGAACCGGGACATTCGCGCGGGCCTGGCCACGCTGCGCAACCGCAGCCGATGGCTGGCGCAGAACGATGGCTACACGCAGGGCTTCCTGAAGATGCTCCGGCGCAACGTGGTCGGGCCGGATGGGTTCCGGCTGCAGATGCGCGTGCCGATGGACCGTGACCCGGCCACGCAGGACAACGACGCGAACGGGCGCATCGAACGCAGCTTCGCCGCCTGGTCGCGCCGTGGCAGCTGCGACGTGACGGGACGGCTTTCCTTTACCGCCAGCATGCAGGCCGCCACGGTGGCGCTGGCGCGGGACGGGGAGGTGTTCATCCGCCTGCACCGCAGCGGGCGCTTCAACCGCTTTGGCTTCGCGCTGGAAATGCTCGACCCGTCGCAGGTCGACGAAAAGGTGAATGGCCGCGTGGATGGCATGGCCGATGGGCATGTCGCGCGGATGGGCGTCGAGCTCGACCCCTTCGGACGGCCCGCCGCGTACTGGATGAAGCGGATCGTGCCGAACGATGACCCCGCCGCGGCGGGCGCTGCCACCAGCCGCACGGTGCGCGTGCCCGCGGCCGAGATACTGCACCTGTTCATGCCGGAATGGCCGCACCAGGCGCGCGGCGTGCCGTGGATCAGCCCGGGCATCCGCACGCTGGCGATGCTCGACGGGTATGGCGAGGCCGAGCTGGTCGCCGCGCGTGTGTCGGCCGGCAAGATGGGCTTCTACAAGATCGACGCCGACGCGGAAGTGGACGGTGACCTGGACGATGCCGGGCGCCTTGTGCAGGCGGCCGAGGCCGGCAGCTTTGAGCTTCTGCCTAAGGGTGTGGAATTCCAGGGCTTCGACCCGCAGCACCCGAATTCCGCCTTCAAGGACTTTGTGGCCTCCGCGCTGCGCCCGGCCGCGGCTTCGGTCGGCCTGAGCTTCAACGCCTTCGCGAACAACGCCGACGGCATGAACTACAGCGCCTTGCGCGCGACCGAGCTGGAAGACCGCGACGAATTCCGCACCGTGCAGGGCCTGCTGATCGAAGGCCTGGCGCAGCCGATCTTCAGTGCCTGGCTGGTGGAAGCCCTGATGTCCAACCAGGTCGAGGGCCTGCCGTACACCAAGGCCGCGAAGTTCGATCGCCCCGAATTCGCCGGCCGCGGCTGGCAGTGGGTGGACCCGCAGAACGAGGTCGGCGCACTCGAGAAGGAAATCGCGCTGGGCATCAACAGCCGGCGGAACATCGCAGCCAAGCGCGGCGATGACCTGGACAAGATCCGCGCGGACCTGGCGCAGGAAAAGACCGACTTCGCCGGCCTGTTGGGCACGACCGATGCCACGCCCGCCGCGCAGCCGGCGCCGGAGCCCCCAAAGCCGGAACCCGCACGCGACACGCCGGTGCACATCAACGTGGCCGTCGACGCCCGCCAGGGTTCGGCCCAGCGCAAGGTCCGGGTCATGCGGAATGAAGACGGGTCCCTGTCGGGCCACATCACCGAGGAACCGAGTGCATGAGCAAGGGCAACACCACCGAGGCCGAGCTGGTCGCGTTCGTGTTCCGCGGCACGGCCGTGGCGTGGTCGGGCAACGGCAACTTCTACGTCGCGCTGCACACGGCCGACCCGGGCGAGGGCGGTGGGCAGACCACCAGCGAAGCCGCCTATACCGGATACGCCCGCGTCGCGGTCTCCCGCGATGCCGGGGGCTGGGCGCTGTCGGGCAACCAGGCCAGCAACGCGGCGGAAGTGACCTTCCCCGAATGCACCGGCGGGCCGGAGACGCTGACGCATTTCTCGGTCGGGCTCGCTGCGTCGGGCGCGTCGCAGATCATCTACAAGGGGCCGCTGACCGCATCGCTCGCGATCGCGAACCTGATCACCCCGCGCTTCCCGACGGGAACGCTGGTGGTGACGGAGGACTGACCGCATGTCCGGCACCTTCATCCAGGTTCCGCCCAACAGCACGGGCGAAAAGCTGCGCATGCGGTCGCGTGTCATCGGCGCGGACACTGTGCTTGAGCAAGCTGTGTTCCAGGGCGCGCTGCCCACCTACTACGCGGTCGCCGACAACGTGGCCTTCGCGGCCAGCAAGTCGCACATCAGCATCATGAATGCCGCTGGGTCGGGCAAGATGATCGCGGTGCGCAAGCTGTTCGCGGTGAACCTGTCGATCGGCGCGATCACGGGCGCGGCGCTGCGGATGGATGCGCGCCGCATCACCGCGCACAGCGGCGGCACCGCGGTCACGCCGGTGAAAGCCGACACGCTGAACGACAACCTGCCCGCGCAGATCACCGTTCTGACGAACGCCACGCTGACCGGCCCGGCGCTGCTGTACCCGTTCATCGTGACGACGGAGGAAGAGGCTGCCTCGGCGGCGTTGACCAAGAACATGTTCATGGCGATGACAAACCTGCAGCCCGAAGGGCTTGAAATTCAGGAGCTTCGGTTGCGCGAGGGTGAGGGCTTTGCGATTTCGCAGATCACCAGCGCCACTGTGGGCTCCTTCGCCTGGTTCATCGTGTTCACGGTGGATGATGTCTGATGCCGCTGGCCACGTGGTTCGTCGGACAATGGTACGGGGAGGCCGCGGGCGCGGCCATCGTGCCGGCCGGTGCGACCACATCCGCTGGCCTGGTCGGCGATGCCGCCATTGAAGGTGCGAGCGCCGGGCAGGCTGCCATCGTCAACGCCGACGCAACGCGACTGGTGGGGCAGGGCGGCGCGGCAACAGGTGTCGGCGCGGCCAGCACCGACATCCTGGCATCGGCGCGCCTGACGGCCAGCCTTTCGATCGGCAGCCGTCCCTCGGCGGTGGACATCGCCGGTGAGGTGCTGGACGTGCAGGAGCTCGAGGTCGGGCTTTCCTTGCGGGAGGCGCTGCGCATCATGGCCGCGGCGCTGGCCGGCAAGGTCAGTGGCGCCGGCGGGTCCACCGTGACCATCCGCGCGGCCGAGACCGACCACAAGGCACGCATCACCGCCACGGTGGATGCCAACGGCAACCGCACGGCGGTGACGATCGACGGGAGCACCTGAGCCGTGTTCGCGCCGCGCTACTTCGCGCAGCGGTACTTTCCGCAGGGGTTCTTCCCAAGTGGTGGCGAGGCGACCGGCGGCACCGTTGCCGATCTGGCCGGCGCCGCGGCGGGTGGCGCGCAGGCTACCGCCAGCATCGCTGCGCAGGCGGCCATGGCCGGTGCGGCGATGGGCGCCGGTGCTGCGCTGGGCACGCTGGCCGTGCCGCCTGCCAATGCCTTGCTGGGTGGCGGTGGGCGCAGGCCCAGGCGCAAGCCGCCGGTGCAGTGGCTCAATGCGCCATGGGTCGAACCGCAGCGACGCACTACGGCGAACCTGGCGGGTGTGGCGCGTGGTGCTGGTGGCGCCGCGGCTGCCCTGGCGGGCGTCGCAAGCCTGGGCGGCATCGTGGCGGCGGGTTCCGATGCCTCGGCGGCCGGGGAAATGGCCGCAGTACTGTCCGGCCAGGCCGCTGGTGCCGGGCAGATCGCAGGCGCTGCGCTGCAGGGCGTCGACGCGGGCGCCGAAGCCTTCCTGATCACGTTGCTGGCCGCCTGAGCGCGGCGCCAGACCAAGGAGAACACCATGAGCCTGCCGAAGGGCGTGGAAGCGCGCGGCCTGCGCAGCGCGACATTCGACCGCGCGACCGTGAACCGCGACGCGCGAACCTGCGAGCTGGCGTTCAGCAGCGAGGAGCCCGTCGAGCGCTGGTGGGGGCAGGAAATCCTCGGCCACGACCGCGGCGAGATGGATGACGAATGGATCAGCGGCGGCACGGCGCCGCTGCTCATGGACCACAACACGCGCGACCAGATCGGCGTGGTGGAAAGCGTGACCCTGGGTGCGGACCGGAAGGCCCGCGGCACCGTGCGCTTCAGCAAAAGCGCACGGGGCGAGGAGATCATGCAGGACGTGGCGGATGGCATCCGCGGCAACGTCTCGGTGGGATACGAGCTGCTCGAGCTCCGCCTGGAGAAGGAGGAGAAGGGCAAGCCGCCGATCTACCGGGCCATCCGCTGGCGTCCGCTCGAGGTGAGCCTGGTGAGCGTGCCGGCCGACATGACTGTCGGCGTGGGGCGCGATGCCGACACGCCCAAGACCCTTCCCGAACCCCGCAAGCAGGAGTCCCGCATGGACCCGACGAACCCCGAAACGCGCCCGCCCGAGGGCGTGAATTCCGATGCCGTCGCCGCCGCCGAGGCGCGCCGCCACAAGGACATCATGGCCCTGGCCGAACTGGCCAACTGCCGCGACCGCGGCGTGGATGCCATCCTGAAGGGCACCAGCATCGAAGCCTTCCGCGGCGAGGTGCTGGCCGCGCGCCAGGGCCACCAGAAGCCGCTCGGCACGCCCGAGAGCGAGATCGGCCTGACCGACGCCGAGACCCAGCGCTACAGCCTGTTCCGCGCCATGCGCGCCGCGGTCGACAATGACTGGTCGGAAGCCGGGCTGGAGCTGGAAGCGCACAAGGCGCTGGAGAAGAAGCTGGTGGGGCGCCGCCAGGGCAAGCGCAGCTTCTTCGTGCCGCTGGAGGTCCAGCGCCGGCCGGTGGCGACCGCCGCGCGCATGTCCGGCCAGCGCGACCTGTCGGCGCTGACCGGGTCCGCCGGCGGCTTCCTGGTGGCGACCGACAACATGTCCTTCATCGACATCCTGCGCGCGCGCAGCGTGGCGATGAGCATGGGCGCGCAGCGCATGACCGGCCTGGTCGGCAACGTGACCGTGCCGCGCCAGACCGGCGCCGCCACCGCCCAGTGGCTGGCCAGCGAGACCACGGCCGCTACCGAATCCGACCAGGTGTTCAGCCAGATGGCGCTGACGCCGCGCAACGTGGCGGCGTACACCGAGGTCTCGCGCCAGCTGATGCTGCAGTCGGACCCGTCGGCCGAGATGCTGGTGATGAACGACCTGGCCGCGGTGGTGGCCCTGGCGGTGGACAATGCGTCCATCAACGGGTCCGGTGCCGCGGGCCAGCCGCTCGGCATCATCAACACCGGCGGCATCGGTTCGGTCACGGGCACGTCGCTGGCGTATTCCGGCATCCTGGAATTCCAGACCGACGTCATGACGGCGAATGCCCTGGTGAACATGGGCACCGCCGGATACGTCGCGACGCCGATCGTGGCCGGCCTGCTGGCCGGGCGCAGCCGCTTCGCGAACACCGACACGCCGCTGTGGGAAGGCAACCTGATGGACGGGCGCGTCGCGGGCTTCCGCGGCATGTCCTCCACGCAGATCGCCGCCGGTCGCATGCTGTTCGGGGACTGGTCGCAGCTGGTGATCGGCGAATGGGGCATGCTGGAGCTCGACGTGAACCCCTACGCCAACTTCCCGGCGGGCATCTCCGGCGTTCGCGCCTTCTACAGCGTGGATGTCGGCGTGCGCTACGCCGCGTCCTTCAGCTACTCGACGGCCATTACCTGATGCTCGGCGCCGCAAGCGGCGCCGCGCTGGTGGCGGGCGGGGCTTCGGCCCCGCTCGCGCCGGACGACGTCCGCATCCGGGTCCTGCGCAGCTTCATCTGGGCGCGCGAACCCGTTCCCGTGGGGCACGAGATGCCCCTGTCGCGCCGTGTGGCGCGCGAACTGGCCCTGGCGGGCAAGGTCGAGATCCTGCCCGACGCGCCGCCGCCGGAGCCGATCGATGCCGAGGCCGCGCCCGACCAGCCCGAGCTGCTGGCCGAACCCGAAACCGCCGCGACGCGGCGCAGCACCAGGAAGGACTCGCCGGCATGACCGCGCTTCCCGACGTGAACGGCAACACCGTGCTGACCGCGCTTCACCCGAACGCCACCCGCACGACGACCGGCACGGGCACGGCCTTCGATGTCCGTGCCCTGTCGGGCATCGGCGCGGTGGTGCTGGACAGCGCGGCCGGCACCGGCACCACGCCCACCAACGCCGTGACGATCGAGGACAGCCCTGACGGCAGCACCGGCTGGGCGGCCATTCCGGGCGCTGCCTTCACGCCGCTGGCTGCGGTGGCCAGCCAGCAGAAGATTGGCGTGAACTGGAACGCCTGCCGCGGCTGGGTGCGCGCGGCATGGGCCATCGGCGGCACCACGCCCAGCTACACCTTCGTGATCGTCGCCGTCAGCCGGCCGGAGCTGTAGCGCATGCCCGTGGAAAGCGACGCCGACATTCTGGGCATGTTCGATGCCGCGGATTTCGGCGTCGCTGCCACATGGCGTGCCGGCGGCGTGGGGGCGCCGGTTGTCGCGACGGTCATTCTGAACCAGCCCGACGTCGACAGCGCGGGCTTCGGCGTGCCGGTCCGCGCCGGTTCGCGCGTTGTCATGGTGCCGCGCGCCACCCTGCCGCTGCTATCGAAGGGGGACACGCTGCAGGTGGGGGCGGACCTGCTGACCGTGGCCGCCGTCCGTCGCACCGGGCCCGACGGCGTGCTGCTGGAGGCGGAGTGCTGACATGCCCGACACCACGATGGAAACCGCGCTGGCGGCCCTGGCGTCCGCGCTGGATGCCGCCACGACGGTGGAGGTGATCCGCAATTCCGACCGGCCCGAGACGGTCCCGGCTGCCGGCCTGGTCGTGCTGCGGGACGGCGCGCAGGGCGATGTGGAGGAATCCTTCTCCCCCCTGCGCTACCATATCGAGCACGTCGCCGAGGTCGTGGTCATGGCCGACACCGAGACGACGCGCGATGCGATCCTGTCGGACCTCGGCCTGGCGCTGGCCGGCAACCGCACGCTGGGCGGCGCGGTGGAGTTCATCGAGCTGCGCGCCGTGTCCTTCGACCCCGCCGACTTTGACGGCGCCGAGGCTCTGCGCTGCGCGCTGCTGCCGGTGGCGCTGCACTACACCACCCTTGCCACGCCGACGGGCTGACGCATGCGCCTGCGCGCCGCGGTGACGCGGCCGGACATCGAGCGCCTGTTCCGCGATCGGGTCGCGAAGGACGTGACGGCTGCGATGCGCCGCGAGACGCGGGCGCTGGAGAAGACCTACGAGGCGCAGACGATCAGCGCCGGCCTGGGCGTGCGCATGGCCCGCACTTGGCAGTCGCGGTCCTATCCGGTCGGGCGCGACGCGATCGGCCCGGCTGGCCAGATTTGGTCTAAGGCGCCGAAGGCCATGAAGGCCTTCACCGAGGGCGCGACCATCACCGCCAAGGGTGGCCGGTTCCTGGCCATTCCGTCGGCCGAGACGCTGAAGCTGCGCGGCGGGCGCAACCAAAGCGCACCGACGCCGGCGGACATCGAACGCCGCCTCGGCATCAAGCTGGTGGTGGTCGAAAAGCGGGGCCGGCGCTTTCTGGTGGCGCCATCGCGCGACAGGGGGCGTCGCCGCGGGCGGCTGTTCGTCGCGTTCTTCCTGGTGCCGCGCGCCACCATCCGCAAGCGGCTGGACCTGGCGCCCGCCGCGCAGGCCGCCATCGCGCGCATTCGCGTGGCGCTGGCCGAAGCGATCAACGCCGCGCAGCGGCAGACAAACTGAGGAGATCGACACATGCCAACCGCGCGCGGTGCACGCACCATCTTGCTCGCGAAGCAGGAAGTCACCTATGGCGTCAACCCAGGCGGCGCCGACTTCCGGCAGTACCCGTTCATCCCGCCGCTCGATCTGGGTGGCGCGCAGGCGCTGCTCGACAGCCCGGTCATCGGCCTGTCTTCCGGGCGTGACCCTGCCGACCCGTTCTATGACGCGGTGACGGTCGATGGTTCCTTCGGCATCCCGATCGACCTGAACGATATCGGCTTCTGGCTGAAGATGCTGATGGGCGCGCCGACCAGCGTGGGTCCCACCAACTTCACCCACACCTTCAAGTCCGGCGGGTCGACCGCGCTGCCGTCCTTCACGGCCGAGGTCGGGTATCCCGACGTGCCGACCTACCTGCTGATGACCGGATGCAAGGCGGGCGGCATCACCATCAATGCTGGGCCGACGGGGCGCCCGACCGCCACGGTGAACATCCTGGCGCAGGACGTGGCGCGCGCCGGCACCAGCGTGGACGCAAGCCCGACGCTGGCGACCGGGTACGAGCAGTTCAACAACTTCCAGGGCACGATCAGCCGGAATAACGTCGCGCTGTCCTACATCACCGGCTACAGCCTGACCTTCAGCAACGGGCTTGAAGCCATCCGCGACCTCGGCAGTGGCAACAACATCCGCGAGGCTCTGGAACAGGACACCACGGTTTCGGGCAGCATCACGGCGCGGCTGTCGGACGTGACGCTGCTGACCGACAGCGAGGGAGCGACGCCGGTCGAGATCGACCTGCTGCTGCAGATCAGCGCGACCAAGTCGATCGAATTCACCCTGCCGCGGGCATTCCTGCCGCGGCGCAAGGCCACGGTGCAGGGCCGCGCCGGCGTCGACGTGACGTTCGAGCTGCGCGGTGCCTTCGACGTGACCGCGGCCTGTGCGATGCAGGTGGTGCTCCGCAACCAGGTGGCGACCTACTGATGCTGCGCCTGGATCTTCCGACCGAACCGTTCTGGATCGACTGCCCCTATGGCGTGCGGCTGCTGGTGCGGCCGCTGACCACGGCGCTGAACCATGTTGCCATCACGCGCGCTTCGCGGCGGCTGCGCGAAATGCGCGAGGCCGCGCCGGACGATCAGATGCTGACCGATCACGACTTTGCCGGCGGCGTGCAGCGGTACGAGCTGGCGGTGGGCCTGGGTGAGGCCTGCATTCTGGACTGGCAGGGCGTGGGCAATGCTGAAGGCACCGAAGCTGCGCCGGTCACGCCAGAAGCAATTCGCGCGCTTCTGACCGTGCCCGAAATCGAACGTGCCTTTGACGTTGGGCTGGTGTCCCCCCTGGCGCGCATGACCGCCGAGGGAAACGCCTAAGGGCTCTCGCCGAGCATCACTTCGGCGCGGGCCCGGACTACTGCGCGAGCTGCCGGCACCTGGCCGGCAAGGCCTGCGACGACTGCCCCTATGACACCGACGCGCCGCACACGGCGGATGGCGCCGCGGCCTGGCTGGCGGGTAGCCGCTGCCTGGCGGTCGCGATGGGCTATGGCGCGGTGGATGTGCGGATGGACTGGGGTGCGGCGATGCAGGTTGCCATTGCCGAAGGCTGCGATGCGCGCGCGGCGGCCGAGCTGCTGCGCGCGATCGCGGACGGCATGGCGAAGGCGCAGGCGGACAAGCGAAAGGAACAGGCATGAGCGGCACGCGCGGCGGTTCGCAGCAATTCGGCATTCGTCTGTCGATTGATGGCGCCGATGCGGTTGAGGCGGGGCTGCGGCGCGTCCAGGCCACGGCTGCGACCTCGGCCAGCGCGATCGAGCAGACCGGCCAGACAACGGGCCGCGCGCTGGCGGTGATCGAGCGCGGGGCCGATGTTGCGGCGGCCGGCCTGCGCCGGATGGGCGGGGACTTTGCGGCCCTGGCACCGCTGGTCGATGGCGCCGGCGGTGCGGTGGGGCGGCTGGTGTCGTCGCTGGGTGCCGGGGCGGGCCTGTTGGGCGTGCTCGGCGCGGTGGGTGGCGCGGTGGGTACGGCGGTCGCGCTGTACCAGAACTGGGACACCGTGACGCGCGCCGTGGGTGGCGCGGTCGACTCCCTGACGGGGCGGGTGCGCGCGAATGCTGCCGCCATCACGGACGCCAATGCTGCCCTCACGGCTTACCTTCGCCTGTCCGAAACTGCCGCGCAGGCTGGCAACCGGCGCTTCATCGAGCAGCAGCGGGAAGCCGCTGGCGGCGCGCAGGGGCGTATTGCGGGGCTAGAAGCCGATGCAGCGCGCCTGGATGCGGCGATTGCCCGCGCGCAGGCTGGTGGCGCCACAGGCGCGGTGATTGGCCGCGGCGGCGCGTCTGGCCTTGTACCTACCGATGAATTCGGGCGCAGCGCCGACCAGGCCGTGCGCGACAGGCTGACATCGCGGCAGACGGCCGAGATTGCGCGCCTGCAGAACGAGCGCGCCGAGGTCGAGCGCGGCCTTGCCGCGTCGCGCGCCGTTCAGCAGCGCGCCGAAGCCGCGATCGCCGGTGCTGTCGCCGACCAGTCGAATGCCACGCCAGGCCGCCCCCCGGCCGAGGCGTCGCCCGCGGCCGCGCCCCGTGGCGGTGGTGGCGGCGGTCGACCCGCGCCGAGCAGCGACCCGCTGGCAGCGCGCCGCGATCAGTTTCTTGCGACCAACGACCCTTTCGCGCGCTACGCCCAGACGCTGGAGCGCATCGGCCAGCTGCAGGCGGACCTTGCGGCCGCCGGCCAGTCGCCGCTGCCCGATGAAGCGGTGGTCCGCGCGACCGAACAGGCGATGCAGGAATACGAGCGCGCGGTGCAGGGCGCGGGCAACAGCACGCGCGACCTGGCCAACGGAACCAAGGAATTGGAGCGCGCGGGCAGTGCCGCCGCCAAGGCCTTGTCGGGCGCGTTCGAGGATCTGGTGTTTGAGGGCGCATCCTTCGACGACGTGCTGAAGAACCTGGAACGGTCGCTGCTGCGGATTGGCAACCGCGCGTTCCTGGAACCGCTGGTTCAGCAGTTGACGCAGCTGGCCACGGGGTCGGGCGGCAGTGGCGCCGGCGGAAAGGGCGGGCTGGGCGGCGTGGGCGGTATCGCGGGCGCGATCGGAAGCCTGTTCGGGGGCGGTGGCGCAGAAAGCCAGGCTGTCGGAGAACTGCTCAAGTCGGCCACCGCGGTGGCGTCCGTCGCGCACACCGGCGGCATCATCGGCGCTGGCGGCCTGCCCACGCGCGCGGTCCCGATCGGCCTGTTCGCCAATGCCCCGCGCTTCCACACCGGCGGCTTCATCGGGCCGAACGAGGTCCCGGCCATCCTGGAGCGAGGCGAGCGCGTGCTGAACAAGCAGGAAGCCGCAGCCTACAACCGCGGCGGCGGGATGACGGTGAACATCTACACCCCCGACGCCGGCAGCTTCCGCAACAGCGAGGGCCAGCTGATGTCCAAGATGGCCGCGGCGCTGTCGCGTTCCAACCGGAACCGCTGACCCATGGCCCTTCACGACGTCCGCTTCCCCGACGCCATCGCGCAGGGCGCGCAGGTGGTGCCTGGCTTTTCCACAACCGTGCTGGTGTCCTCCGGCGGCAATGAACAGCGGGTGGGCAACTGGGCCATGCCGCGCCGCCGCTACAACGTCGGCACCGGCCTGCGCCGGCGTGCCGATGCCGCGACGGTGCTGGCGTTCTTCATCGCGCGCTCTGGCCGGCTGCACACCTTCCGCTTCAAGGATTGGTCGGACTACGATCTGCCGCGCCAGACCATCAGCACCACAAACGGGTCGCTGGCCGCCTTCCCGGTCTTCAAGAACTACGTCTCCGGCCCGGTCACGGCCACGCGCAACTTGAAGATGCTGGTCTCCGGCACCGTGCGGTGCTGGGTGAATAACGTGGAGCGTACGCTCGGCGCCGGCGGCACCCTATTCCAGGTCAACCTGGTCACGGGCGTCATCACCATCGGCAGCACGCTGGCGGCCACGACCGGCCAGGCCGTCGAAGCCCAGTGCGAATTCGACGTGCACGCGCGCTTTGACAGCGACGAAATCGGGCTGACGCAGCGGTCGTTCGACATCGGCGAATGGCCCGACGTGCCGGTGATCGAGGTCCGCGAATGAAGTCGGTCTCGGGCGCACTCGCGACGCATCTTGCCAGCGATTCCGTCACGCTCGCCACGCTGTGGCGCGTGGTGCGGCGCGATGCTCAGGTGTTTCGCTTCACGGACCACGACCGCGACATCGTCTATGGCGGGGAGACCTACGTCGCCGCGCTCGGCTACCAGCGCGCGGCCATCGCATCCGGCTCCGACCTGGCCGTGGATGAGACGGAGCTGCTGGGCATGCTCAACAGCGCCAGCATCAAGGAATCCGACCTGCGCGCCGGGCTGTGGGATGGCGCGTCGGTGCGGATTTTCGCGGTCAACTGGGCGGACCTGGCGCAGGGCGAATTGAAGCTGCGCCGCGGCACGCTGGGTGAGGTCACTGTCGATGACCGCGGGCTGTTCCGTGCCGAGCTGCGCGGGCTGGCGCAGGCACTGCAACAGACGATCGGCCAGCTGTACCAGCCCGAATGCCGCGCGGACCTTGGCGATGCGCGGTGCAAGGTGAACCTGACGTTTGGCGCGGGCTTCACGGCGCAGGACACCATCGCGACCGTGACCGACTCCGTCACGCTGCTGCTGACCGGCTCGGGCACGTCGCTGATCATCGATGGCTGGTTCGATGGCGGGGTGGTGATCTGGCAGACCGGCGCGAACGCGGGCGTGGCGCGAGAGGTCATCGGCTGGACGCAGGCGACGCTACGGCTGGACCTGCTGGGGCCGCCGCCCTTCGCGCCGGCGCCGGGGGATGTGGTGCGCATCCAGTCCGGCTGCGACAAGACCTTCACGACCTGCCGGGCGAAGTTCAACAACCAGTTCAACTTCCGCGGCGAGCCGTTCGTGCCGGGGGCGAATGCCATCCTGGGGACGGCAGTATGAGCCGCGCCGATCTCGTCGACCGCGCCCGCACCTACCTCGGCGTGCCATGGCGCCACCTTGGTCGCACGCGCGCGGGCGTGGATTGCATCGGCCTGGTGCTGCTGGCCGCTGCCGATGCCGGGCTGACGCTGCCCGACCCCGCGCCCTACCAGCGCGAGCCGCAGGGCCAGCGGCTTCTGGACGGCATCCGCGCGCATGCGCAGCGCGTGGTGGTGGCCGAGCCCGGCGATATCCTGGTGTTCCGCATGGGCATCTATGGCGGGCATGTCGGAATCGCGACCGTGCATCGCACCTATGGCGGGCCGGGGGTGCTGCATGCCTACGCGCCGCGCCGGCATGTGGTGGAACAGCAGATGGACGGCGAGATGCAGCGCGCGCTGGCGGCGGTGTTTCGCCTGACGGAGGGCTGACGCATGGCGCAGCTTGCTGTTGCCACCGCAGGCGCGGTTGTCGGCTCGTTCTTCGGTGTTCCGCAAGTCGGGTGGGCGATCGGCAGCGTTGTCGGCTCTCTGCTGTTCCCGACGAAGCAACCCGACCAGGAAGGTCCGCGCCTCAACGACCTGACGGCGCAGACCAGCGGCTACGGCGTCCCGATCCCCATCGTCGCCGGGCGCGCAAAGCTGGCCGGCAACATCATTTGGGCAACGCCGATCGAGGAACGCCGCACCACCCGCCGGCAGGGCAAGGGCGGCGGCGGGCCGAAGATCACGTCCTACAGCTACTTCGGGTCCTGGGCGGTCGGCCTGTGCGAATGGCTGACGCCGCCGACCAATGCCGGCGTGCTGCGCCTGTGGCTCGACAACAAGCTGCTCTACGACGCGACCGGCGCCACCGACGTCACCGCCATTCCCGGCCTGTCCTGGCGCTTCTACCCGGGCAGCGAGACGCAATTCCCCGACCCGCTGATCGAAGCGACCGTCGGCGCGGCCAATGCGCCCGCGCATCGCGGCCTGGCGTACATCGTGTTCGATGACGTGCCGCTGGATCGCTTCGGCAACCGCATCCCGAACGTGGTGGTCGAGCTGTCGGCGGACGTCATCGCCAGCTTTCCCGAGGTCCCGGCAGTCGCGCCGGCCTCGGTGCTGTGGCCGTCGCAGCCGTCGACGCGCGTGTACCTTGCGGCTTTCCAGGGCTTCAACGTCGCGGTCGATTTCGCGCGGGGGCGGATCTACGAAGGTCGCACGCGCACCACCGGCGCCACCGGCACTGTCGCCGATGAGGCCATCCGCGTCTACGACCTGATCACGATGCAGGGCATCGCGGAATACCAGTACGACCAGGTGATTGCGCCGCTGGTCCCGCCCGGATCGGGGCTGCTGCAAGGCAATGGCTGCGGCCTGATGCACATGGGGGCGGACGGCTTCCTGTATGTCGCGGGCGGCACCAGCACGCGGGTGCCGATCTTCAAGATCAACCCCGACACGATGCGCGCGGTGGATTTCTTCGGCGCGTCGGTGACCGGTGGGAACCCAACCTTCACCAACACGGGCGCGGACTACCTCAACGCGCCGATCCTGCTGACCAGCTTTCAGGTGCAGCGGCTGGCGGCAGAACCGCTTACATTTCTGGCCGGGCACGGCAGCAACGGCGCGTGCTACATCATCAACGCCGACCGCATGGAATACGTGTGGGGGCATGTCGGCTGCGTCGACCCGGTGGGCATTGGCGGGCAGGGTGCCCTGGTCACGGGCGGTCAGTCCGCAAAGCTGGTGCCGGGCATGCAGGACGTAGATGGCACCGACGTGTGGGTGCTCGTCGCGCCCTTCACGACCAGCATGACGATCCAGCGCGTGAAGGTCAGCAGCGGCGCGCTTGCGCTCACGCCCAACACTGCCATGGGCATCCGGGTCACGCTGGAAGACACGATCGACGTGCAGGTCGAGATCGACGCCAGCGCCACGCGCGTGGAAGTGGTCGGCGCCTTCTGGGACGCGACAGACGATTCCCTGGTCATCACCATCAGCAGCACGCTGATTAGCCTCGTGAAGGCGCGGTTCACCACCTTCAAGTGGAAGGACGGCAGCATCTTGTGGTCGCGCGTCAACCATGTCGGCGCGCCCGCCGACGATGCGCGCGGGGAGGCCAGCCGCGTCCTGTCGGGCATCTGGGGGCGGGGCGGCAACCTGGTGCTGCAGCCCGGCACCGGCGACTTGCTGGTAAACAGCGCCGGCGCGCCCTGGCAGCAGACGGTGGCTTGGCTGGACGAACAGCGCGCGGTGGTCGGCTGGACGGCCAGCCGCGCCCTGGCAAAGCGGTACCTGGTGCGCAGCGCGACCACCAGCCTGACGGTGGGGCAAATCGTCGATGCCCTGTGCCAGCGCGCGGGCCTGAGCGGGTCCGACGTGAACACTGCCGCCCTGACCGACCCGTTGCGCGGCTACATGCTCGCGCGGCCGATGTCGGCGCGGGATGCGCTCACGCCCCTGGCCGCGTACTCGCAGGCCGATGCGGTCGAACAGGATGACCTGCTGGTGTTCCGCAAGCGTGGCGGCGCGCCGGTCCTGACGCTGCCGTATGCCGACCTGCTGCGCGAGGACCCCGACGCGAACGTGATCGAGGAACAGCGCGCGCAGGATGCCGACCTGCCGGCCACGGTCACGGTGCGGTACGCGGACTACGACCGCGGCTGGGAACAGGGCGCGCAGTCCTGGCAGCGCCCCAAGGCGCCCACAGCCACCATGACCAGCCGCAGCGTGGCGGCGGTCGACCTGCCCATGCCGTTGACCGCGGCGCAGGCGAAGGCGGTCGCGCGGCGCATCTGCGTGGCGACCTGGCGCGAGCGCACGCGCATGGCCGCATCGACCGGTCCGCGATACCTGCGCTTGGTGCCGACCGACGTGGTGAACCTGGAAACCCGCGACGGCGCCACGATCCGGTGCCGCGTGCTGTCAACGCAGCTCGGCGCCAACTGGACGACGCGCATCGAAGCCGTGACCGAGGATGCCGCGGTCTACAGCCTGACTGCACCGGCCGAGGGTGGGTCGGGCTGGTCCGAACCGCAGATGCCCGCGCCCTACTTCGCGCAGGTGGTGGTCCCGGATCTGGCGCTGGTCGACGACAGCGACGACCTAGCGCAGCAGGGCCTGCGCGAATATGCCTTCGTGTGCTCCTACAGCGGCGCGCAGTTCCGCGGCGTGACGGTAATCGAGCGGGCGCCTGGCGGGCCGTGGGAGCAGGCCGGCGTCGTGACCACGCCGGTGGAATGGGGCGGGCTGATCGAAACCCCGCCGCTGCCCCCCACGCCCTGGACATGGGATGAGGTCGGCACGTTGCGCCTGCGCATGACGCAGGGCGAACCCGAGAGCGCGACCGAGAACGAGGTCCTGAACGGCGCGAACCGTGCGGCCCTGGTGGCGGCGGATGGCACCGCCGAGATAGTGCAGTGGCGCACCGCCGTGCAGGAAGCGGATGGGTCCTGGACGCTGTCGGGCCTGCTGCGCGGGCGCCGCGGAACCGAGGATCTGATCGCGTCGCGCGCCACCGGCAACCTGTTCATCATCCTGGACGCGACGCGTCTGCTGTTCGATGGCGCGCCTGCCGAGGTCAACACGCCCCGGGCGTTCAAGGCGGTCACCATCTTCCAGACGCAGGACACCGCACCTAGCGGCCCGACCAAGACGCGCCGCGGGCGTGCCGAACGCCCCTACGCCCCCGCGCAGGTGGCCGGCGCGCGGGATGGGTCGCAGAACCTGACGATCACCTGGATTCGGCGCACGCGCACGGGCGGGGAGCTGCTGAACGGCACCGGCACCGTGCCGCTGTCCGAAGGCGCCGAGGTCTATGAGGTCGATGTGATGTCGGGCAGCACGGTGGTGCGCACCATCACCGGCTTGACCTCGCCGACCGCCAGCTACACCGCGGCGCAGCAGACCACCGACTTCGGCGCCGCGCAGCCCAGCGTGACGGTTCGGGTATTCCAGATCAGCAGCATTGTCGGGCGCGGCCTGCCCGCGGAGGTGACCCTGTGAGCGGCACGACCAACCTGAACCTGCCATTCGTGGTGGCATCGCAGAACCAGAAGGAGGTCACGATCAACGACGCGCTGGCCAAGGCGGATCGTGCTCTGTCCGAGACGTTCCTGGCCGATGTTTCGGCGGCAAATGTCACCTTGACCAGCGCGCAGTATCGCGAGGCGCTGCATGTGCAGGCCACGCTGGCGACCGTGGTGGGGCGCACCGTCACCCTGCCACAGGTGGAACGCATCACGGTGCTGAGCAACCTGAACAGCTTGCGCTCCGTGGATTTCGTGCGCGGGTCGGCCATCGTGACGGTCGAGGTCGGGGAGGCCGTGGTTGCGCGCACCGATGGCACGGTCAATGGCCTGGTGGCGCTGGTGCGCGGTACAGCGACTGGCGTGCCGACCGACCCGGAACTCGCGGCGATCGCGGGGCTGACCAGCGCAGCGGATCGCCTGCCCTACTTCACCGGCGCTGGCACCGCAGCCCTCGCGACATTCACCGCGGCCGGCCGCGCGCTTATCGACGATGCGAACGCTGCGGCGCAGCGGGTGACGCTCGGCCTGCCGGACAGCGTGACCATCCTGCACAACCTGACGGCGACGGTGGACCCCGTGCCGGGGGACGACAGCGGGGACGGGTATTCGATCGGGTCGCAGTGGTTCAACCGGACGGATTCGACGGTGTTCTACTGCGCGGATGCAAGCGCCGGCGCGGCCGTGTGGCGGCGGACCAGCGTGGTGGTGGTGGATTTCACCAGCAGCGGGACTTGGGACCCGGCGGATTACCCGGGGTTCAAGGCGGTTGAGATCAACGCCAACGGTGGCGCTGGTGCAGGCGGCGGGGGGGCGCGTGTAAACTCCGGCGCGGCGTGCAGCGGTGGCGGCGGTGGCGGGGGCGCTGCCAGCGTGAATTACATCGCTTCGGCTGCTGAGATCACCGGCCCGCTGACGGTTACCATTGGTTCGGGCGGCACGGCGGGCACTGGCGCGACGGTGGCGGGCAACCCCGGCGGCAATGGCGGCGGCGGGTCGGCCACGCAGGTCACGCTTGACGGCAATGTCATCTTGTATGCGCGGCCAGGCGGTGGGGGCGCCGGCGGGCAGATCGCGAACACGTCAGGCGGCGGCGGCGGTGCTGGAATCGGTGGCGATGGCGGCAACGCGACGGGCGCGGCGGGTGGTTCGGGCGGCTTTGCTGGGGGCAGCGGCGGCGGCACGACTTCCGGGCCTGTCCAAAACAACGCCTTCT